CAAATTTAATTTTACCTTTAACTGGATGTTGTATGTGAAAGAAACGTTTAACAAAATGTAAATATCCTTCCACTGGGTCACTACAGATCAGCAGGTCGTGGACCTGGTCTTCTGTAAACTTTTCTTTTGTGTGGGCCTTTTTAGTTAAGACGCCATCTAATGATTTACTTGCCATATGCTTATTTACAATAAAAAATAGCCCCCGGAGGAGCTATTTGGCACTATCGAACAGAGTGCTAACTGCGACGAATTAGTCTTTTTAACCTTGTGTAACGCCTTTTGGGCCACGATCATCTTTAACGCCGCCTGCTTTCATTAAAGCAGTGCGAGCACCGTAGTCGCCACGATCAACATCTTTTGCCGCTGCCTTAACGCCCTTATTAGGCTTTTTAACATGCTTCAATGGATCAAAGTCGTCTTTCTTGCCTTCTTTAACTTCTGTGTACAAACGGCTTAATTGATTCATCAAAGTTTCTTGCATAGGGTTACCGCCACCATTAACTTTTGGTGCTTCGGCTCCTTGACCATGTAGATCGTCACCTGATGGTATAACTGCATCTACTGGTGCATATGCTTCTTCTGGTGCGTTGGCAAACTCTTCGTCAAACGGAAAGTCGTCACCGCCAATAATTACATCTTTGCCAGAATCTGTATCGTGTGATGGGTGATCAGTGTCAGTATGACCTTGCTCAATACCTTTTAATATTCCCATAAGATCTTTGATGCCACCTGACCCGCTGGCATTTAAACTTACGTTCATGCTGACTGAATCGCTTTGTTTTGGAATACTTGCCATGTCCCCTGGCATACTGCAACTTTCGTCTACTTGCCCAGGAAAATATCCTAATCCTAAACTTGCACGAAGTTGAGCAACTTCATCAAGTGGTTGATCTTCTTCAGTTGATTCGTTAGCGGCAGCTGGATAGTACATGCCGTCTTTGCCTAGTTCAACACTAACAGCACCTAGGCCGCGGATGCCGATTACGGCGGCTGGCACTTTAATTACTTCGCCGGTGCCCGGTCCGCTCTTATCACGGCCTGCAAATTTATAAACAGTTCCGGCGATATCAATAGTATAAGGTTCTGGACCATTTTTAAATCTAGGGTCAAACCGTTTGTTTAAGGGAGTTACCGCAGGCTGTGCAGGTTCAGGACTAGGTTGTGCTCCATTGGCTCTCATCTGATCAGCAAAACTTGGAGTTGGAGTCCCGTCAGGATTAAAAGTTACACGTTCGTTCATTTCTGACGGACGATCGATCTCGGCTATTTTTCTATACATGTCTAAAAAATTCATTTGTCTGTTCCTTTAGGTGCTTTGAGATCAACATCGCTCTTTTTTAAATTCTTAAGAAAACTCATCAAATGTTTTTCGCCAACTACTTTTTGGCCGCTTTCGTCTTTCTCATAATCTTTTTCAAGAAGTGATTCGCCTTTCTTAGCGTTAACACCTGAAAGGTTAAGCTCGTCTTCGCGGATATCAAATGGAGTTCTTACTCTAATTCTTGATGGACTAATTTTTAACTGATCTGCAATGTACTCTTTTAACACTGCGGATGTTGTAGGATATGTTACTTTAATATCAAAGATATTAACTTCAGCAAACTTTTGATCTGGAAAGTCTAATGGACTTTCTTGAATTGGTGTGCGTTTACCTGCTGAGCAAGCTGTGCATCCGTATTTTTCCAAAGCAACCTTCATCTGTTTAGCACAGTCTTTAGGGCAGTCGCCTGCGATCTTTACTTTGTATTCGTAAACTTGTTTACTTTCTTCTAAATAATTTTTGAAGCTTTTCATATCCGTATCCATATCTTGTATTTATGCGTTTTTCATGTTCTTAAGTTTCTCTATAAGGCTATTTCTGTCACTGATAATAACACCCTCGCCTTGTATAAGTACTCCTTGATCTTCGCTTGTTTCTCGGTCTAACTTTTCTTTTTTAAGCTGTAGTTCAATCATTTTAAGTTTTTTGTCAATCTTAGCGGATTTTGCATCAATAGCATTTTTAAGCATACTGGCTGCAACTTCAAACACCCGCCCTGAATACCGAGCTTCAACATTCATACCTAGATCCATTAGGTCATCGTAGGCATCTGTAGCACGTTGAGCCAGTGCATCAAACTCGTTGTCACTGATATCTCCTAGTCCTTTAACCTGTGGTAAGGCTTCAGAAATTTTATCAAACTCGCTAATATCTCGCAACAACGGTTGCGGAGTTTCAGCTAGTTCTTTTCTTTTCTTTTTTTCTTCTTGCTTGATAACTTCTTTGCTTTCAGGCAAGTTTAAAAGTTCTTCTAGTTTCTTAGTCATAGTGTACTTATCTGCTCCCGTTGTGAAATAAATCATTTTCGTTAACGATTCTAAACTTGATGCCTTGCTGTTTGCACCAAATTGTCGCAGCCGCCCATTTTGCCTGATTTTTTACATACTGTGCTTGATTGAATTTATTCTTACCAACACGTTCAAGTATAGTTTGACTAGCGGGCTTAATCTCTATAAGTTCTACATGAGTTTTCATGTTTTTATCAACATATTGTACAAAGAAGTCTGGCACATATATTGTTTGACGTCCTGTCAATGGGTCTCTATAAGGGATACTAATTGCTTCACTAGCCCATTTTTGCACACTGGGATTAGTATCACAAAATTTCATAAAACTCCATTCCCAACTACTGCGATATCTTGGAGATTTATTACCAACATATTTTTCAGGTGCGGTGATTGTAAACTTCCCTTGTGCAAATTTTCCCATATCACACTAAGATATTTCTTGATTCAAACGTATCAGTTACTTGAGCAACCCTGTAACCTAATAAGCTAGTTTTTTCTCTGTAGGCGTTAAGTACCTGCGCAACTACTTGACTTAGTTGAACGTCTGTAAGTGCTTTTAACGTATCAAGTAAAGAAAATACACTGACATTATCTATTCTTGCTTGATTAAGCAAAACAATTCCAGTGCTCCTTGCACTTTCTTGATCAAATCCTCTTTTAAGGAAGAATGCTAATACTGCATCAATTTGATTAGTCGGAAAACTTATTTGATGGTTGTAGTACTTGTCAAAGAATTGTCTAACTTCTCCGGCACTGTCGACTGGTTCTAATGTTGGTAAATTTGCCATAATTATTGTTGAATGATAACTGTGTTATTGCCTGTAATACTAACAGCTTTTGCTGTTGTTAGATTGGCAGTATTTGCTACTCTAGGAAATGCTGTTCCTTCGATGCCACCGACTCCGGCAGTTGCTGTTGCTCCTAGCGAGACAGTATTAACAATTCCAGTTTGACCGCTAACAGGTTTTTGTTGAGTAGTTTGCGTATAATTTTGATCAGTTGACACGCGGTTATTTAAAGTTTCAATTGATGCTCTTGGAGTGTCAGTTGTTACTGCGCTTGTTCTCAATGCAGTAACGCCCGGAGGTAATGTTAACGGACTAGGAGTTTGATCATAATGTTCAGATCCAAATCCTTCAGGGACGTCACTATTAATTAATCCGCTACTGTAATGAACAGCTTCATACGTTAGCACCATAGATAATTCGTGTACAGAACTAATCTTTGCGTAATCCATAGTTTGATGATCAAACGATTGGATATACGGATTAATTAACTTATAAGCAAAATATTCTTTTCTTGACAACTGATACACTGTAATATGATTAAAGAACATCTCTGCACTTTTATTATCTAAACCGTATGCATTACTTGGTAATCTTTTTGTTGCATTTCTAGAATATGCACTGTTAGCACTTCCTGCACTGGTCGGATCTGCGTAATAATATCTATAGTAATTTTGCCAAACTTTACTAATTAATCCCATATTGTCGTCATGAAACTTAATTGTAACAGGCTCAAATTTATGTGTAGTTTGCACAACTTTTTTTCTGTTGTACTGATTAGCTGTTTCGGTTGTTAATTTAATACTAGGTAACGTAACACTTTTAACCAACATATTAACTTCATTTTTGTGACGCTGAGTAATACTTTGATCTTGCAATGCTCGGCTATTAATACTAAACACTGTATGGAATAGGAAATCAAGTTTTGGCGCTAATCTAAAATTATCATCACGAAATAATCTAGAACCGTGTTGATAGTCCCTAAGAAATGTATTAGGATCAAGATTGTTATTTAAGTAAGCGTTAAAAGGATTTGCCATAATAGTATTTATAAAGTCAAATTAACTGCGTAGTTAATAAACAGTCACAAAAAAGCCCACACTAGGTGGGCTGTTTATTAGCGTGAACCGCCGCCAGTAGTTCCTGTTCCGTTTGCACGAGTTACTGGAACACCAACACCAATTGTTCCTGATGTCTGTAAACAATTATCAGGCTGTATTGTTAATGAAATTGTCAATGCTTCTTGAGTTCCATAGTTGTTAGTATCATAGTCAACTTTTTGTATATAGCAACCATAACATTCCCATGTTTCTAAAACATTTGGAGTGCTTGCACCGTTGCCGCCGTCTAGGATTTCTAAACGAAGAGTAAACTTATAATCACTGCCTGCGGCTGCAGATGCCTGTTCAAAGAAATCAAATTGTTTCTGCATCTGTTCGCCAACTAACTTAGAAACGCTGCCAGTAACATCGTCACGTAGTTTAATTGCCATAGCTTCCCACGTGCCTTTACCAGCTAAGTGGAATACTGAATTATAAACTTCAATTGGGATGTCTTTGAAGCTGGCTGTAGGTCGTTTAGCTTCACTTACTTGTTTGGTAAGTTCAGTAGTAGGAGTTGAAACGCCAAAGTTTTCAAACATCACTCTAAAGCGATATTTCATCTTTGGCATCAACATACCTTGTGCTGATGCGCTTTGATCAGACGCTAGCGGTACTGTAAATCTTGATAATGTTGCAATTGCCATTTTAATATTCCTTTAATTATAGACCTTTGATCTCGCCAGTGTTCTTCAAGCGTAGCGGAATGTAAATAAATTCTACTGCTTTTACTGGTTCAATAGCTACATCAAGGTATAGTTCACTACGATCAATTCTTGCTGGAGTATTGTTACTTGTATCACAAACTACAATGTAGTCGTATAGAGCACGTTGTCCAACTAGTTCTAACAATAGACTTTCAGCCGCTTGTTTAATTTCATCTCTAGTAATTTTGTCGTTTGGTTCAAACACGTATGGCTTAGCCAACTGGTTAAACTGACGGCGTAAGTAAATTACTAAACGTGCAACGTTAATACGATCTAATGCACTAGCGTTACGAGCGCGAGTATATTGTCCGTAGTTAACAAGACCGCTACCAACAATAAATGTTAGCGGGTTAACCTTGACACTGGCTAGTGTATCACGTTGTCCAGTGTTTAATGCAACTGATTGGAATTCACCTTCATCAGTAATAAAACCAACTGCTGTTGCGTTAGTAATACCACCACGACGTGTTCCTGCTGGAGCAAACCATGGATAAGCAACTTGGTCGTTTAGGGCAATAGTGCGTAGCATCATGTGGCTTGGAGGAACAACAACGTTATTACCAATGTTGTCGCTTGTAAAACCCCATGGATAGAAAATACCTAAGTATTCGTCACTGCTGACTAGGCCGGCATCATTATCTTCTAAGGCGCCTGCTTGGTTAGTACCCCAGTTTAACAATGATGTTGCATCAGGTGTTAACCTTGGTGGAGTATCTCCTACGATGAACGCTGTTAAACCACGATCGTAGTTTAAGCTGATCATTTCGCCAATTAGCTCTGGATATCCTGGGCAAGCTAACAGGTTAAACACACGTGATTCTTCATCACGGATCTGTTGGTTACTGTTAACTAGAGCTTGTAGTTTCTGTACTACTACTTTACGTTGTGCCTTGCGACCAAATGTTCCAGCGCCGTTTTCTTGGTTGCCAGCTTCTGACAACCAACGATGTGGATAATAGTCAGACATTAGTTCGTCGTTAGCAGTTCTAAAGTTACGTGCAAGAATGTCTACGTAGTTGCGTACAAAACGCTTAACGTTGAATCCTGAACGGCGTAGGTTCCACATCAGCATACCCTTTGGATATAGTGCTGGATCTGGACAGTCAAAGTCAACAAAGTTATTGTCTAGTAGTTCTATAATAGAACTAGCAGTTTCAACACGACCTGTAGTATTCCAACGTGCATCTGCAAACAAAATACCGTTTTCAGTTGATTGATCTGAATTGTCAACTAATGCCCACTTTTGAGTAGCATAGTTGAATTTGTAAATCATCGGAAAGTTTTCTAGGTCGCTGGTGTCAATCCATAGATCACCGTTAGCTAGGGCTGTTCCATCGCTTTGTGTTAATGGTGCAGTAGCACTAACCATTGGACCTTCTGGATCTGTACGATCGCCACCGCCTTGATTCTGAACTAAATTATTATAGCCAACCCACTTATCACCGTCATGAATCATCATGTCAACTTCGTCGATTAAGCTATTATACCATAGTTGTCCGTCAGCAGTTAAACTCTTTGGAGAATCTTCTCCGGCAGTATATGTTAAACCTTTCCATAGAGTTGCCACAAAGTGTCCTGCGGCTCCATCTGGATGATTATATAAGTTTGCAGTTGGTGCTGAACCTGATGTAGTAAATCCTGCATCACGGAACGCATCAGCAGTACCGTCAGTGATATAAATTTCACCACCTTGGTTGTGCTGAATTACAATTCTGTTTGCACTGTCAACACTGGCTACAATACTTGTTCCAACTGGCATAACTGCGTTGATAGCCGCGGCAACTGTTTCAGCATCGTCAACTGTGCCAGCTGTAGTAAATGTAACAGTTACGTCTGCACTCAGTGCGGTTGAACCTTTGATGCTTTCACTGATAATAAAACTGCCTGCACCTGCAGAGAATGTTCCAGAAGCAACTACACCTGAAACAATCTTAGTTTCGCCTGCGGCTGTTCTTCTGTAAATTTTAAAATTAGCTTCAATATCTGCACCAGATAATTCAAAATCATTAAACTTTGCATACAATGTGCCTGTAGCTAAGTTGATTCCGCCACCGCCTGCATCTAAGCTAGCCAGCGCAGAATGTCCGTTAGCATACAATGGGCATTTGATTTCTTCCCATGCGGCTGTTGAGCTATTGTAACGCTTTACTCTTACACTTGCGCCTAGGTTAGGTTCGGTAGTCTTAAACCAAACTGAGCCTGTTGGGCGAGGATTTGTGTCTGTTAGTTTAAACAATGGCACACTGGTGTGTGCTGATATTTGTAGCTTTGGAGCATAGTATGTACCAGTCTTGATACCTACTGGACTAGCTGTTGTGCTTACGCCTGCTAGTGTTCCGCCAACTGTTAGTACGTCAACATCACCGTTTAGATATAGTTCTAGTTTACCGTTAACTGCGGCTGCTGTAACACCTACAACAGTTGAGCCAATTGCTGAAACTAATGTAGTT